ATAGCCTCCGGGTGTTTTTATCGGAACTGCGTCGTAGAAATCGTTCCCATGCTGCTTCATATTCTTTTTGAACTTTGGTAGCATTTTCTGACCCATCTTCCTTGTTGCTGGGTGGGCGAGAAGTAGTGGTGACATGTACGGTAAATACTTCATAAAACCACCTTCCTCCTCCTCGGAAGCCTCGGAAGCCTCGGGAGCCTCGGGAGCTTCTGGAGCCTCGGGAGCTGGCTCATCAAGAGATGCTCCGCGGTTAAGGTAAGCTAGTGCGTCATCGCGATTTTGAAAATTCGCATCGCTGTAGTCCTGCTCATCAGAAGTCATACGAACGGTGTCTTTGCTCATTTCTTGCTCCTGCCCGAACTGATCATTGAAAACTCCGGGTCTGTCTAATTGACGCTCAAGATTTACTTGCTGTACATCTGATAAAAACGGTTTTGCTGTTTCCAGACCACCCGCTTTATCAAATTGACCGCCCATTTCTAAAGTAGTAACCGGACCTTTCCCGTCCAAAGTAGTGTTTACAATTCCAGTGCCCTCATTCTGCATACCTGACTTTTTAGAAAATTCTTCTTTAGTCATGGAAGGTATAGCCCCCTGATAATTTTCTGGATCTGCAGCAACACCGTAGCCCATCTGTGACATTTTTTGTCTTTCAACCGCAGCATCTAAATCTGCGAGTCTTTGCTCTTCCATGCTTGGCATTCCAAGCTCAGCCCGAGCAATATCAGAAACTGCTGTACCGCCTACTGCATCTGGATTAGAGTCATAAAAAGAGTTCTTTCTATAGTTAGAAACCATCTCATCTTTTTGAGCTTCGCTTAATCGATCCCATGCTCCAGCTCGGCGTCCGCCCGTTGCATCATATCTATCTCTGAGAAAATTATTTTGGTCGGAAGCTTTCTTTTGCTGTTTTATAATCTCATCAGCCTGTCTATTCGCTTCAGCCTGAACCCGTCCTTTAGCAAGATTCATCATCTTGCTGCCGCTTCCACCACCACGTAACACCATATCATCCATACTGTTGGCTTTTGCCTGCATTGCTGCCTGAGCTTGGCCTTCGGGGGTCATTGCCATTTGGCCGTCGGGGTTGTCTAAATTCTGATTGGCTGCTGGATCTGCGATCTCCTCCTCGGTTTTTTCCAAAGGATCTAATCCTTTAGGCTCGTCAGGCAATACAGCATTAATCCCGGCCGCGGCTGCTCCGAGACCGGCAGTGCCAGCTAGTGCAGATTTTATCGGGTTATTCTTTATAGCGGTTCCTGCTTTCTGCATCATCCCCGGTTTTGCGGCAGGAGTTGCCGCTCCTTTAGGTCCAGGTAGTGCAAGTTGACCTTGCTTTCCATCCGGAGCGTCCAAAGTTTTCTTTCCACCCGCCGCTTTCGAAGCAGCTCCCCGTTTTGCTCCGGTTGCTACATTGTATCCTTTTTGAAGTCCTTTGCCTACGCCTTTTGCGGTACCCGCTGCGAGCTTAGATTTTAAGGCTGCGGCTGCGGGGCGTAAGCCGAAAACTGATAATGCATCCATTGCGGGATCGATGGCATCGCTCCAATTCCAATCCCGGTCATACTTTTCGTCCCCTTCAATATTGGATTTATACAGATCGCGAAGCATGCCCGCGTATGCTTTACCAGAACCCATGAGCATATCTTCAAGCCCCCCGCTGCGCTCGCGCTCATTTAAAATTCGAAACTCTGTCGGTGTTAGATAATCTTTTCCTGTAGCCTCAAGTAATTCTTCGTAGGATGCCATAGCGAAAAGAGTAGTTATACAGAATTACGGCATCAACCGCTTGTAATTCTTCTTAAGGGCTCCTAACGGGACACGCATGAAGCCATCCGGGCACATAAGACCTGGATTTTTGCGTAGCATGCGGTTAGTAATTTTCTTCTTTTTGGGTGCTTTAAAGGTGCTCGCAGAATCAATATTGTACAAAGCGATTGCAGCAGCTAATACATGGTCATCATGATGACCGGGAGCAGCTTCGGGTTTACCCTTATCGTTGATTACAAAGGTTTTCATTTCTTTCAAAACATCAGGATCGGGGATATCAAAATTCTCCTCAATCAATTCAGCCGCCATATGGTCAATAACTGTTTTTCTTGTGACCTTATCCGTGCTCCAGCCAAAGCTTTTTTCAACCATTCCGCTCGAATCATTATATCGGCGACGGCGATAAACGCTTAGACCAGATTCCAATAGATATTTTAATAATGCCAATCCGGAATTATTAACCTCAGGGATGATAAATGCGTTACCATACCAGCGGGCAGCTCCCTCAATTTCCTGAGCAAGGACACCAATATCCAATCGGCTGTGATGCAATGCGACAAGACGGGGTACATGCCAGTCGCCATGCCAGTCTTCAAAAGGTGCTTTCCAAACCTGAACAGAATGGTAATCTGGATCAGCGGCAATACCCTGCATTTGCTGATCCTCCCCCGTGCAAGTATCAACCGATATCAAATATTTGGAATCATATACGGGTTCTTCATAGATTTTCCAGTTTCCCAATCGGTCAGGTGTAAATGTACCTGTTTTATTATCAGATTGAACACCAACGGTTCCTATTAATGGTTTAACATTTTCAGCAATCTTTGCCATCTTATCCAAATTCGATGTATGGAATCGTGGGCGAGAACTCATAAGGAAACATTCCTCAGGGTCACTCGGATATTCCTGACGGAATTTGGAGAGATCGCCATTGCATTTGTCCTGAAGAACACGACGACGCCAATGCAATTGTTCATAATTTACATCAAAGCGTTCCATTTCCTCGTATTCATCATCGGTCATGGTTTCCTTAAAATCTTCAAGCTCAGCATCTGAGTGAAAAGGTAAAATCGAATCATCAAATTCAAACCATGCGGCAAATATCTTAGCCCATTCATTGTCCTGTACCCATGTCCGATAAAACCATCCATTTGGGCCATTGGGTGTGGAGTCAGCAACAACCAAAGATAAATTGTCACCATCATATAAACTCTGCAAATATCCAAGAGCGGGATCTCGTTCTCCCTGCATTGGCCAGAATGCGACCTCAGTCATATTACCAACCTGGATCGTACCAGATCGTCCAGCATTCTTGGATCCTGCGGTCTCTTTACCATAGGCCGATCCGCTCTGGAGTTTGATCAAGTCAGCAAGACTACCCCCGTCGGCCACAGACCCTTGGCCTTCGGTCCAGGGGAAATGGTCGCTCTCCGCATACCGGCGGTATATTTCGAAAACCTTGTCACTAGTACCACTAATATCACCCATTAAAGATCCGCTGAGGTTTACATGTTTGCGCATGTGGTGATACGTCAGCGCTTGGGCGCATGTACTAGCTCCTTTTTGCCGAGGCTTCAGGATAATCATTTTGCACGGCCTGTCCTCGAGCTGACATTTCCGGTAATGGGCAAACATCCTTTTTTGCAGGGTGTTTGCTACCGGTTTTATGTCTTTACCCCGTTTATCTCGGATTACTCCGAATGTACTGAACCAGACTTCTGGATCAATTCTGATTAAATTTTCTAGTTGCTCAGTGTTTTCGGTCATGAAAGCTGGCTTTTGGTTTGGGCTTATGTATAGGACTGTCGTCCAAACGAATATCGTATCGGTATTCGTGTTTGTAATGGTGGTAATTGTGCACCGTGCAGGCCGGAATGCTCAATAAGACTATAATTCGGATTAGCACTTCCAGCGACGGCGAGCAGCTTTACCTCTTTCACCATTCCAACTTTTGGATCGAGCACAGAATGCTTTACGACGCTTAGCTGCCTTACTTCCAGGTTTCACCTTGCCGGTGACCGCAGTCTTAAGCTTGGATCCAGGGTTAGCACGACGGTACGCCGCTACACCCTTTTTAGTCATACCCGCTCCAGCCTTTACGGATCGGTAGTTTGCACCTTTTCCTTTGGTTGTTTTCCGTATCGGGTTTGATTTTTTTCTAGGCATTAGTACTTACCTCCTTTTTTTACCCGCGCACTTCGAGCAGCAGGCTTTTTTTTTGAGCCTGTTTTACGTTTAGTAGTTTTTGTAGCTTTCTTTTTGCTACCGTATGATCTTCCAAATCCTGGCATTATTTTGTTTTCCTTTTTCTAATTGATGATGTTCGTTTTCCCATACCAACCCGGCGTTTTTCAGCGACAACAGATTTCTTTCTTTTGCCGACTCCTTTCCAAGTGACTGGGGTTTTCTTTGAAACTTTTTTACTGGGACGGCATTTCTTTACACCCTTGGTCTTTTTCGATCCGCAGGCATTTCCATTCTGATCAGTCCACTTCTCTTTGAACCAACGCTTAAGCGCAGCGCCTTTTGCTGTCTTCCTTACACCCATTACTTTTTCCTACCGGCTCCTTTTTTACGGCATTTGGCAATTGCTCCACTCGCATAAGCACTTGGGAATACATTATATGACGCTTTGACCTTGTGGTAACATGCGTCCTTTTTACTTTTTGTTTTCTTAGCTGTGCTTTTTTTCTTTTTTGCTGGCATGTTTTAATCTCCTATTAACGATCCGCGCGAGCTTCTGCCTACGGGCAATCTCCGCGGGCATGTTCATAAATTTAATCTGTTCAAGTCCGTGCATTATTCATCCTCCAAATCAAAATCGGGCTCGAATTCGACGCTGGTATCGCAAAATCTTTCGATAACTCCGATGGCAATGTCTGCCATTTCTGTTTCATCCAGGTCGGATTCCTCCCACCAACGGACAAATACCGCCGAT